TCACATCATAAGCTGATTGAGATGACGCCAGGAATTGACGATGAAATTGCCATAACTCATATCTTTTTTTATCTCATCCAAGGACCAACTCGTTCCTCGATTATACCTAGCACCGATGATTCGTGCCTCCTCTATTCCAATGATAGAAAAGTGATCATAATCAGCGAGCATACGTATGTGCTTTGCTGCAATATCAATGTTATAAACATCAATCTCAATACAGTTAGCCAAGCTCCGGAACTGACTGGAATCCATCTCATCGGGATTCATCCCTAACGTAATGGCTGCCGTTCGAAGCTGGATGCTGACCCAACCAAAACTGGTCTTGGCTGGGGGATTAGTCAGCACGCTTGACACATTGCCCAAGCGGTCAAAAGTTCTGACTTCGAAGCCAATCCTATCCACAATATTTGGATCCCCACCTACTTCGATCCAACATACTCCTGCCAGCAACTCAATAGGAAGCGAATACTTGGCTGCCGCCGCCTTTATATATAATTTGTTATGAACCAGCCAAGCATCTTTAAATCTTCGCAAGTAGCCGGGACCCCCGCCCCACCGCTCCGGCCATCCCTTCCAAATGATTACATCAAGCAGGGTCCAAGTGGGACTGTTGTTTGATTCGGGCGTGCAAAATTCGTCCATATGTTCATCCATGACCAGCTTGCAAAACCATACTCTAGCATTAACCTTTGCCGTAAGTGCAGTCACTAGTGGCCAACCTCGGACAAAAATCAGAATAACCCCCCCAGCGCCGCAGGCTCCCAATTCATGATAATCAGCTCACCACTGACATCAGCCTTTCCCTGTCTCTGGTTGGCCGTGCTGTAGCGAATGTCGACCGTTTCAAAATGGAAGCCTTCAAACACCCGCCGTATGTCAGGGTGATCGTTGATGCTCACCATCACCTTCCCCTTACACCGCCGCATGAACTCAGCCATCCGCTCATAGTTCTCAAACGGAAAATCCACACCATACCCAGCCGTCTGCCAGTACGGCGGGTCCATGTAGTGGAACGTGTGGGGCCGGTCGTAGCGCTCGGCACATTCGAGCCACGGCAGATTCTCCACGTACGTACCTGACAACCGCTGCCAGGCCGCAGAAAGATTCTCCTCGATCCTCAGCAGGTTGATAGCTGGTCCCGTCGTTGCGGTCCCGAACGTCTGGCCGCTGACCTTGCCTGCGAAGGCATGGTGCTGCAGGTAGAAGAACCGGGCGGCGCGCTGGATGTCGGTGAGGGTTTCGGGGCGGGTCATCTTCTGCCACTCAAACACCTGGCGCGAGCTGAGTGCCCATTTGAACTGGCGGACGAATTCTTCAAGGTGGTTTTGGACGACGCGATAAAGCGTCACCAGATCTCCGTTGATGTCGTTCAAGACTTCAACGGGAGCGGCTTGGGGACGCATGAAGTAGAGGGCCGCACCGCCAGCGAACACTTCGACGTAGCATTCATGGGGTGGGAAAAGCGGGATGAGGCGGTCGGCCAGGCGGCGTTTGCCGCCCATCCAAGGGACGATGGGTGTGGACATAAATAGCAAGACCTTTACTGTATATATAAACAGGTGCTAGGCTCGCTCCGCTTTGTGCACGAAGCGGGAGCCTTGGCTGGACTTGCAGGGGTAATCTGCGGGAACAGTGACCAGTCGCGATGTTGGCGCATCTCGACTGGTCGCTCTTTTTCAATCTGCTGCGTTATCTCTTCAGCTCAATCAGACCAGTACCTTCAGGGCCCGCTCGTAAAGCCCCTGACGGTCGGCAAGGCCATTGGTGCCACCGTTGATCCGCTTGGTAATTGTCAGGAAGTCGCCTCTATCTGCGAAGGTATTAAGCCCAGCACGGTGCCAGAACCAAGCAGCTGACATGGCGGCATGCTCCGGACGCTCGAGGAGTTCAGGTTGCTGTAGCAGATCCAGGCCCAATGCCTCGCCGCACTCCGCGTAGTTCGCCCGTCCGGTAATTTGAATAAGCCCCCTGCCCCGATATAACTGACCGTCGCCGTCGTCCTCTGGCGTGTTGCCCAAGCGTTCGGCGAGCCGTCCGGTATCGTATTTTTCGAGGTAGGCATCACTGCCTAATTCCCGCACGTAACGAAGCTGGCCAGACTCATGGCCCACCTGCGCCAGGAAGGCCGCCATACGCAGCTTCGTGACGATGCCATATTTGCTCATTGCAACGTTTAAGACAGGAACAAAAACGCCAGCTCGGGAGCTGGCGTTGGGGAGGATCTGCAGCAATTGCTGCACAGTAATCGACATTCAGATATCTCCTGAATAGGGGTGATTTGTGATGGAGGTGATGGAGGTGATGGAGGTGATGGTCAGAGCTGCACGACCTTGACTGGTTTTTTCGCTTTCTTTTTGCCTTTGGCTTTTGCCTTGCCCTTGTTGCCACCATTGCACTCGGCCGTGGTGGACCAGCCAGCTTGGGTAAATACCTGTTCGACCGAATCGGTCAGGTACTCGCCATCAAGCCCCTCCTTGAACCCCTGCACGCTGATCATGCGCTCCGCGAAAAGGTCAGTACGCCCGACCATTTCAAGACGGATGCCTGCAGTGCTGCGATTGAAAGCAGCAAGACGCGCTTTCGCGGCCTGCTCCGCTGCAGTTTTGTTGGGGTAGATATGCCGGTCGGTATGAACAGGCGGGAGACCGTCTGGGGCCGTGTCGTTGTTGAGGCTCACGATCTGGAGCTTCCCGGTCTTCTTGTCCTGATGCTTCGTCGACACGGCTTTGTGTGTCGAACGATCACCCAGTCTGAACTGCCATCGGCTGACGTCTTGGCGCGTGATGGCCAGAACGCCAAACGCTTTACCGGACGCGCTGACTCCGTTTTGCCTGGGCATAACGAGCAATTTGCCGTCGGCAACCTTGGCAGTGCAGTCGTACTTTTTTGCCAGCCGTGTGATGAAGTGGTAATCCGACTCGTTGAGCTGGTCAGCCCGTGGGACCTTTGTCGCTACGTTGCAGGCTGAGGCCCAGCCATTGCGTGCGGCAATGTCGCTGACAATCTTGGACAACGGCACATCCTCCCAGCTACCGCTGCGCGTGGTCTTACCACTTCCACGCATGCTGCTGGCCTTGCCTTTGATGACCATTGTGTCGGGAGGACCAGACACCTCTATCTCGTCAATGGTGTAAAGACCGATCTTGGTCAGCTTCTGGCCGTCATAGCCCAGATAAACCTCAACATCGGCGCCCCTCGATGGCAACGCCACTGCACCGTCGCGATCATCAATGCGCAGCTCGAATTCGTCTGAGTCCATGTCGGGCTTGTCAGTGGTACGCAGCTGGATCAATCGGTCGTTGATGAGCGCCGTAATGTCGGTGCCGTCGGCAACGATCCGGAAAGTGGGTTTCATGCGCAGACACCAAAAGAAAGCCCCGCACTAGACGGGGCTGGGCAAAAGGAAAGGTTCGTTACGCGTAACACCGAGGTCAGCCCCAGAGCATTACAGTTTCGTCGGAGGATGCGGGAAGGTCTGGCAGAGTGATGATCAGCCCCACCCGAAAGGGTTGAGCCTCATCAGCCAGGCCCTGATTGGCATCAAGCACTGCCTCCACAGAGCCGTTTAAGTGGCCGTAGTGGTTGAAACAAAGGGTATCGAGGATATCCCCGTCAGACGTTCTGCATATCGTCGCCATAGCGTGTGAACTCCAGCGTGAACGCCTGCTTGCGAGGGATACCCCCTTGCATCAGAGCGCTCTGGTCTTCCTGAATTTTCTTCAAGCACCAGTTACCCAGCACGGCCCCATACCCTGTGGTCAGCGCCAGAGGCACGCCCAGACCTGCGATGCCACGCAAAGTATCGAGCTGTTTGATCCCGCCTTTGACGTTGGGGAACACCGCCCCCTTGAGCGTCAGTGACTCATCACCCATACCGATGTTCTGCTGTGCCGGTCGACGCGTGAGACGCTCTTGCGATGCCCAGCGAAACTCACTGGAACGGCTCAGTTCGTCGAACGCAGCGGTGTCCAGATTGAAGTAGTACGGCTCGGCTTTCGCGCTCAGCGGCTGCAAGATCAGAAGATGCTCAAACGGTTTGACCGCTTCGACAGCCGGGGTTTTCTGCGCGGCAAATGACGAACTGGGCACCACGTTGGCCAGCGCGGGACTGATACTGCCAGCCACCTTGTTGATGGCTGTCCCGGCTTTTGCTGCCTGCTCTTTGAGCACTCCCAAGCGCTCGTCAATCTGCGTCGCCGCCCTTGATGCACGACTGTATGTCGACACCACAGCCCCGACCTTCGCCTGGGCCGCATTGACACCCCGCATCACGCGTTGAAGCTTGGCCCCGGTTGCGGGGCCTACGATGGGCAGGCCCTCAAGTTCGGCGGTCGCACCACTGATTTCGCTGATCGCGCCATTGACCGGCGAAAGCATGCCGTCCAGATCGCGACGACCTGACTCACCTGCCGCCACCAGGTACTTCATACCCGACTGCAGTTGTTCCATATAAGCCATATATCCCCCTACTCGACGTGCGGAGCATCAAACAGATTCGACCGTTGCGACTGCTGCGCCGAGTCGCGCATAGCTCGCTGAATCATCGGCTCCAGATCTCGCATCAGCTGCTGCGGATCTTTCACATCACCTTGAACGGTCAGTGTTATTGGGGCATTTATCGAAACCTGCTGTTCGTACTTGGGTGTCGGCATCTTGGGTGCTTCGGGCTTGATGACAATCGGCGCGGCAGGACTCAGTGCTGGCTTTTCCGTCATGGCCCGCCCTACGTCCCCCATCAATGGCCCGGTAGGAGCCAGCGCTGGAGCTGGCCCTCGAGCCATCAGCGGCACCCGGTCGTTGTCGAAAGCCTTGGCCGTCGCACCCAGCGTGGGTACTACCGGGCCGGGCAGCGCGACCGGAACCGAAGGCGCAGCCAGCAGCGACACCGGCTTGTTCTCTTTCTCCGGCGTGCCAAACAGCTCTTTGCCCAACAAGCCGCCGACCTCACCGCCGCCCCAAGACCCCAGGGCACCGCCAATGGCCGCGCCTATCGCCGTGCCCACGACCGGCAAAATCATCGTGCCAATCGCCGCACCGGCCGCAGCACCACCCCAGCCGCCCAGCGCGGAGCCCGCAACTTCGGTAGCCCCTTCCAGTTTTTTCTCGATAGGGTCATCCGACTGATACAGCTCGACCGCTTTCAGGCCAGCGCTGATTACCGCTTCGCCAGGCAAAACCTTGGCCTTGCCTGCCATCTTGCCCAGCAAAGGCATAATGCTTCGTTCAGCAGCCGCAGGAAGCGGCGGCACAGGGATGGGCATACGTGAGGCCGGACGAATACGAGGAGCATCGGTCGGACGGGGTGGCACCGGGCGAATACGCGATTCACCGGCCAGGCTTGGCGGTACCGGGCGGATGCGCGGCTCACCGGGCGGGCTTGGTAGTATCGGACGGATGCGCGGCTCACCGACCGGACGCGGCGGAACAGGCCTGTTACGCGGTTCACCAGTTGGACGCGGTGAAACGACGGGCGCACGAGACCCAGCGCCTGCACGACGACGTGCGCGGGCTGATCGCCGTCCTCTACGTGATGTATCGCGCTGGCCCGGCAAACCCGATCCGGCACCTATCTCCGAGGCGTTCACCACGAAGACGCGCTGCAGGCCGCCCCCTTCGCCAGAAGCATTGGAACCGCCATCTGAATCCGCACCAGTCTCCAGCGTCTCGCGGTAAGCCTCCAACGCAGTGAACCCAACCCCCAGCAGCCCTTTAGGCCTTTTGGCCTCACCGTCTGCATCAGCGCCTTTGGCCTCGTCGTTCTTGGCGTCATCATCTTTGGCGTCATCCGGCTTGTCCTTGTCGACCAGCTTCGCACCGGCTTTGGACGCCACTGTCAGGCCAACGCCCAGCAGCGCAGCGACACGCGCTTTGCGCCCAGCGGCTGCAGCACCAGGCGCGGCCCCTGCGGTACTGCCAACACCTGCAGCTTTTGCGTTGGTCACAAAAACTTGCTGGACCTTCCCAGCTCCGCCGCCGACCGTCCCTCTGGCAAGGTTCATCAGGCCCTTGCCGATTTTGAATGCACCGAAGGCTGATTTCGCAACCAGCAGAGCACCTATGGCCCCCGTCAGTCCCATAGCCAGGTTCGGCATCTTGTCGCTGACGGTGGTGATGCCTTGGGCTACGGTCGTCAAACCTTGCGCCACGGCATCGGTTGCCGGTCTGATCGCATCGCCCACGCTGCGCATGGCATCGTTGGCGGCCTGTGAAAGCTCGGCCCACTTCTGCGACGAGCCTTCCCGGCGCTCGGCCAGGTTCTTGTCGAGAATGCCCGACGCGTTGCGGGACTGCGATTTCAGATCGTTGTACAGCTGCTTGTTCTGCAGGTACGCGGTAAGCGCCGCCTTGACCTGCATGTCCGCAAAGATGTCGCCGGTTTTCAAAGCCTGCGACAGCGATTCCATCATCGCTTTGGCTTTAGCCGGATCTGTTTCCTTGCTGATTTTGGACGTGGCGGCCGCCATTGCTTCGGCCTTTTTCGGGTCCGTCTTCTGGATGTACTGCTGGGCCAGCGCCATGCTGGACTCCAGCGTGGACATGCCTTTCTGCAGGCCGGTTTGCATCGAGCCTTCGTAATCGATACCGGCCTTTTTGTAGGCATCGACCGTATCCGAAGCACCGATTTTGCCCATCCAGTTTTTCAGGTTGTTGGCCGCCTCGTCAGAGCTGCCCGCCGTCTTCATCTGGACCTGCAGCATTGCACCGAGCTGCGTCACTGCGTCCATGCCGGTGATACCAATACTGCCCATGTTGGCCAACAGTTCGGGAAACCACTTTGCCATGTCGGAGGCTTCGAAACTGCCCGCCTGCCCTTGGTAGGCGATGGCCTCCAGAGCCTGCTGCATTTCCTTGGCGTCGGTGATCTTGGCGTTTTGCCCCAAGGCGTTGATCATCTTCGCTGTGTCGGTCCCTTCGGAACCCTGACCGACCACGAATTTGGCGGCAACCGGTGCGTACTCCAGCGCCTTGCTCAGTTCCATACCGGCACCGACCAGTTGGTTGACTACGTCAGCGACTTGATTGCGCTCCATGCCGGTATCACGGGCGGTCGTGATGATGGTTCGTGACATCTCCGCTTCTTGCGGTTTGTTGGCAATACCAGCCTTGATCGCAATGTCGCGAACAATCGCCCCGAAGTCCGCGCTGACTTTCGTCGGGATCGCCAAGGCCCCGGTCGCTACTACGGCTTGCCCGACCGAGCTTTTGACCGTCTCCCGTCCCTCGCTCATCTGCCGTCGGCCTTTGGCCTGCAACTCCGCAGAACGAGCCGTGCGCCCCATTTCCTTATAGGCTTTGCTCAGCCGTCCGACCTCGACGCCCTGCGCCTTGAGGCTATCGAGGTTCGAATTCAAACGTGACAGTAACGCGGTCGCACCGGCCTGGCCCGTTGCATGGGCTTTGCGCCACTCCTCGCTCAACTTGATCGTTTCGCCAATCGTGCTCTGCAGGACGCGAGCCTTGGCACCTTTGTCGTCCAGCGCCTTGATACGGCTCTCAACGTCCTTGAAGGCCTTGCCTACGGTTGCACTGACCGCGCCACCGATGACAAGGCCCAGCTTCAAACTATCACTCATAGACCACCCGAGGCGTTCAAAGGGGGATCAATCCATGATCCACCACAACATTCGATTGAAAGGCATTGCCTCGATCTCAGCAGCGGAAAAGCCCGTCTCCGCTGCCAACTTGCGCGCCGCCTGTCTCATGGTCTCGGGATTACAATTCATCCTCTTCGACCAGGCGAAAATAGCCTTCCTGCAGGCGGCGATAATCGCGCTGTTTCATTCGGTCCAGATCGTCCCGGCCAGCCTCGATCAGGCTGCAGAACAAGTGGAGTTCGTGGGCCTCGGGGCTGCCATTGGCAGCGGCCGCTGCAGCGCGGGTATCCCTGACGCAAGGTGCGCGCATTGTTACCTTGTCGACTTTCACGGTGTTGATTTCCACCGGGTACTTCAGCGTGATGATCGCGCCTGAATCCGTCAGGACAATCCACGACGGCAGCGGAGTGGTTTCGTTGTTGCCAGTTACTTGAGTCATGTTCGTTCCTTAAAGGCCAAGCGCGGCAAGACATGGGCCGTGTTCGTCGCCGAGCTGGAGCGCCTGGGTTATTCGGTCGAATGGCGTGTGATCCGAGCGTGCGACTTCGGCGCGCCGACCAGCCGGGAACGCCTGTTCATGATTGCCCGCTGCGATGGCCTGCCAATCGTGTGGCCAGAGCCGACCCACGCCAAGCGTCCCGCCAAAGGCCAAAAGCCTTGGAAGACCGCCGCAGAATGCATCGACTTTACCGACTTGGGCAAAAGCATATTCGGACGCAAGAAGGATTTGGCCTCAGCCACACTGCGCCGAGTCGTGAAAGGTATGAAGAAGTTCGTCATCGATAACCCGGCCCCGTTCATCGTCCCGATTGCGAACTGGTCGGTCGGGAATGTGCAGCCCTCAAGTGCGCCGCTGCGCACGATCACCTCCTATCCAAAGGGAGGCGCGTTCTCTGTGGTCAGCCCTGTCATCGCACCAGCAACCCACCAAGGCAGCGACCGCATCAACGATCCGCTGGAGCCATTACCTACAATCACCTGCGCCAACCGTGGCGAACTGACGCTGATCAGCCCAACCCTTATCCAGTCTGGTTACGGCGAGCATGAAGGCCAGAAGCCTCGCGTGCCAGGAATCGATCAGCCTTTGGGCACTGTAGTAGCGGGAGGTGTCAAGCATGCCCTCGCATCGGCGTGCATAGTCCAGGCAGGCCACGGCGAAGGAACTGGTGCAACCAAACGCCGCTCCCATGGCGTGAACGACATCCTTGGCCCGGTCGGCACTGTTACAGCAAGCGGTGGTGGCCAGTCGGTCAGCGCTGCGGTGATGATCCAAGCCAACGGCGGGTTCAACACCACTCACGCCAAAGACATTCGCGATCCGATGACTACGGTGACCAATTCCGGCAGCCAGCAGCAACTTGCAGTGGCGAACCTGGTTCATCTGCGCGGCAACTGTGATGCACGAGACGTGAATGATCCGCTACACACGATAAGCGCCGGCGGGCAGCACCACGGACTGGTCACGGCTTTCATGGAAAGGCAGTTCGGTGCCAGCGTGGGCCAGCCACTGGATGAACCTGCGCCTACCGTTACGGCTGGCGGCGGGAAAAGCTCAGTCGTATCGCTCAGGCTCTCCCCAGAACATGAGGAAGGCGCACTTCGTGTCGCAGCATTTCTGATCAGCTATTACGGGACCGAGAACGTCAGCAGCGCAGGCGAACCAGCACCAACGATCACAACCAAGGATCGCTTGGCACTGGTCACCGTCATGTTCAAGGGCACGCCCTACGTGATCGTCGACATCTGCCTGCGGATGCTCAAGCCGTCCGAGCTGTACAAGGCGCAAGGCTTTCCCGCCGACTACGTCATCACACACGGCGCCGACGGCAAGCCATTCACCAAAACCCAGCAGGTCCACATGTGCGGCAACAGCGTCAGCCCTCCGCCGATGGCCGCAATTGCCAAAGCAAACGACCCATGGCGGCAGATCGAACTTTGCAGGGAGGCAGCATGAGCCGCACAGGAGCACGTGACAGAGCGCGCAGACAGCTTACCGAAACCCTGACGCTCTTGAGTGAAGCCGTAGCCATTCTTGGCAGGTCGCGCTCGCTGATCGAGCGCATCGAGACCCAGGACGCTGCCCAGTATCTTGCAGATCTGGACGCTTTTTGTGGCCGCCCATTTCCAGCGCAGGTCAACCAGCACCCTGATAATCAAGCTGTTGATACGTTCGCTGCCGCAATGAAAACTAAGCTTGCCGAGGCCCGCGCCAAAGGTCGTCATGGCTGGAGTGAGTCATGGGTACAGGACAAGGAACTGGCCGAGCTGATGGTTGAGCATATTCGCAAGGGCAATGCTGGCAACTTCGAAGACATAGCGAACTTCGCCATGATGCTGCATCAACGGGGCGCTGATCCGATGGAACTGATGTTGGCTTTCAACAAAGCCAAGCTCGGTCCGCATCTGATGACGCGTGTTGAACAAGCGCTTGAGGGGATAACCAGACAAGTCACAATCGAATCAGCCGATCTGCACGGCGAGCCGGTGGCTTGGGATGTGCGCACCACTAATGGAAGCTGGTGCAAGACTGTGAGAGGCCGCGAAACCGCAAAGGCTGCTGAACAGCGCGGCTTTCGGATAGAGCCGCTTTACCGCCATGCCCAATCAGCCGAGACGGATGTAGATGAGCGGTTGGAGACACGACAATGAGCACAATAGCGAAAGTTCTGGACCCATGCTGCGGAAGTCGTATGTTCTGGTTCGATAAGGCCAATCAGTCAGTTTTGTTTGGCGATATCCGCGACGAAGAACATGTCTTGTGCGACGGCCGAGTTCTGAAGGTTAAGCCCAATGTCGTAATGGATTTCCGCTCGCTTCCATTCGAAGACGGGACTTTCAAGCTTGTCGTGTTCGATCCACCACATCTGACGCGCGCTGGAGTCGACAGCTGGATGCGCGCCAAGTACGGCGTACTGACAAAGGACTGGCGCGAGGACATATCGAAGGGTTTCACCGAGTGCTTTCGAGTGTTGGCCACCGATGGCGTGTTGATTTTTAAGTGGGCCGAGACCCAAGTGTCGGTGAGCGAGCTGCTGGCATTGACCAATCAGAAACCACTGTTTGGTCACAAGTCCGGCAAGCGCGAGAAAACACACTGGATCACCTTCATGAAGCAGAGCGGGACGACGTTATGAAAGACCTAAACATCGACGCTGACAGCGCTGAACTGCTCGTCACTCTACGCGCTATTGTGGTTGAGCTGCGTGCTCCGAGGGTTTCAATAGATGATGAATTATGGACCTTCGAAGACATCGCCCAATACTTAAAGCTATCTCAATACACGGTGGAAAGGCGCGTGGTGGTTCGCCCTGGATTTCCTGAGGCATTGCAGCCATGCGCTTCAGGCAAAGGAACGAAAGCGGTTAAACGATGGTTCGCAGGTGAAGTGATCAAATGGGCGCGCCAAAATCGGGCCAAACTACCTAGCGCCCGGAGCCCTCGCAAGGCCGCATGATTAATTACGGAATCGCTTGGATTTGAACAGTCTGTTCCATCGAGCCCGTCCAAAATAAACCGCTAAATAAGAAGATTTATCATCATCACCGACATCGGTGGTGATGGCACGATGGACACTGCTGATCGAAGTAAAGTACTGTGGTATCCAAAGGCCGGTAAGCTATGACTTGAGCCGGACCGAAAAATCGACAGGGCATTTCAGGTCGGGCAGCAACAAAGCAAACGGTTGGTGAATTTGGGTGATATACCTGTTATACCGACGTGAGCAGTACAAAGAATCATGGCAGCGAAAAATCAGATCATTCAAGGAATGAATATTACTGCCACACCCTCTACTGAAAGGAATCAAAATGGCAAATTTAATATTAGAGTCGAGCATTAAAGATAAAACCATTTGTGTGGGAGTAGACGGCGAGGTAGTTCCAGAAATACCTTTTTATACAATTCACATAAGCAGCTTAGGCCGCATCCGCGAAGACGTAATATTCTCGACAATCTTATCAAGCTCAAGACTCGGAGAGCGTATTGAAGCTAGATTGGAGAGAGCCGATGATGATAATATTTTTTGCATTTATATCTGTAGTGAGCCGAAAGACGAGTTTTTCATTAGCTCCCCCAACCATAATGGGTTAGTGATCAAGCAGTTTTTTTCTTTTGCAAATGGTGACATCACCTTGCTAGAGAATTCGGCTGGAGCAGAAAAAATAAATAACCAAGCCGCTTCGAACAGTGCGCCTTTGTACGCAGACACCCGAGATATCGCCAAGTGCAACTTCCAAGTAGTGGTATTTTGCGCAGGAGCCTACATATACAACACACTACCTCTAGAGGGAATCACAATAAAGCCCATTGAAAAAGGACTAAACAATCTCCCAATACTAGAAGCCATAGATAAATATTTGCTTGAAAATCACACAATAAATATTTTTGCGAATGGAAAAAATGGACCATGGCTTGAAACACAACCCACCTTTGCCGTGCACTTTAATCATGTCGTTTCAGCCTCTAGAGAAAGCGCTCTTGCATATACCAAGAGAACAATAGACTACATGAGAGACATTTTAGCACTTGACAGAGGCGACAGGCCTTATCCATTTATAACACTACTACTTGATCGCGACACGTTGAACTGGGCACTATACCCCTCAACCTACGATTTCAGAGGAAACTTACTAGCGCCATTATTTCCGCACTCGAACGCAGACCAAATTGAAAGGCTACGTCCAGTAGTAGAAAAAAACCCATTCGCACGACTAGTCCTTAGCCTTTACGTACAAACTATCACCGAGAAAGATCGATCCTATAAATTTTTTAGACAATGGTCTCTCCTTGAGATGATTGCTGAAAAATATATCAAGACTTCGAGCACTCCATTGAAATACAAAGATGGCTCAATCATTTACCGTGAACCCGGCAAAGAGCTCACTACAAAAAACAATTCAGGCAAGGTGTATTCTCTTCTATGTTCGCGCAGTATTGCGCAATCTATTCAAGGGTTTTCTGATGGTACAACAGTAGTTATTGAGGGCTCTGATGGGGGGTACAATCCCGGTGGAAAAATAATATCTCTGTACCTAGCCGTAGCTGCGGCCTATGCTGTGAGAAATGCAGTTGCACATGAAGGTTTTTACGATAACTTAGCTGAGCCAAAAAATGAAAAACAAGAGCTAAGCAAAATGCTTTATAACGGAGTTTATGGTTTCTTAGAACATTGGGTAGCAAGTGTTGCCCTGGCAGAAATATATAAGGACAGTTAAGTTCCAGCTCAGAGATCATGACCTGCCTCCTTGAACACATTGAAGTAAGCTTGTTTTTGTTTCAAGGCGTTGCCCCGCGTAGGACTGACCGAGTGGAGAGCTGCTCTTACACTTGGGCACCCATCGCCTAGATGCACCAGCGGTGGGGGGTGGGGTATGCGGAGAGCGAAGTATAATAATCTTCACGACGCAAGATTATACAGTTGGTGATTCAACCGTGGGTAGGTGCAGCGGAAACGGTCCACCTGATGGTAATCAATTTCTCAATCAGTCAAGCCGCGCGGCCATCTCGGCCGCCGTGGCGTTGTAGTAAACCATCAACGAACGAGGGTCTTTGTGACCTGTAATACGGGCGAGATCCAAGACGTCAACTTTTCGAGCAAGCCGAGTTGTCGCTTCGTGCCTGGTGTCATGGAAATGCAGATCAATGATATGCAACTCATCTCTGACCTTACGAAACATCGCATCAGCAGACGCAGAGCTGAGCCTGAAAACCTGACTATCCCCAGCACGTTCACCCACCAGCACTTGCAACAACTCCCCTGCACGCCTTGTTAGCGGGACATTGCGGCTCTCTCCATTCTTGGTCATTTCTAAATGAACGTATCGGTCCTTCAGTCGAACGTCTCTCACCTTAAGGCCAAGAATCTCCCCCTGCCTCATGGCCGTCTCAAGTGCCAACAAAAAGGCATAGGCCAGCTCCTGCTGCAAAGTAGTAGGTGCCAGCCCCTCAACAAACCCCAACCGATTAATGAGAACAATCTCTTCCAAAGCTGATACGCGGCGATCTCTGCGCCGACCGTTGCTTGGGCGCTTGACCTCGCGCACAGGATTAATTGTGCAGCACTTCCACTCTCGCTTGGCGATCTCGAATACAGAGGACAGCAGAGTCATATCGCGCCTTACAGAAGGGCTGGCCACCTTTTTCAACCGAAGGTCACGCCACTCCGCAATCTGATCAGCGGTGACGTCCCCGATCAATTCACCCACAAACGTAAGCTCGTTGTCCATCTTATCCAGGCGCAGTTCTTCCCATCGCTGCCCAGCCTTCGTCGGAGATACATCACGCTTGTATCGCCTCAGAGCCTCTGATAGCGTCAT